CTGACGTGCGCACGGTCCGCAGTGCGCTCGCCGGCGCCAAGCCGCTTCTGATGGTGACCGACCCGCCGTACGGCGTCGACTACGACCCGACCTGGCGCGCGTCGTTGCGGGACCGGAAGGGTGGTGCCTTCGGCTTGGTCGCCAACGATCACGTTAACGATTGGCGGCGCGCCTGGGCTCTGTTTCCGGGCGATGTCGCCTACATCTGGCACAGCGGTAAGTTCGCCGCGGCGGTCGCTGCCGGCATAGCCGCAAGCGGCTTCCTCATCCGCGCACAGATCATCTGGGACAAGACCCGGCTCGTCATTTCCCGCGGGCACTACCACTGGCGCCACGAGGCGTGCTGGTACGCCGTCCGTAAGGGCGCGACCGCGCACTGGACCGGCGACCGCAAGCAGACCACGGTCTGGCCGATCGCTCACCGCAAATCCGAAAGCGGGCACGCGGCGCAAAAGCCGATCGAGTGCATGCGGCGCCCGATCGAGAACCATTCCCGGCCGGGCGACGTCGTGTACGACCCGTTCCTCGGTTCGGGCACCACGATGCTCGCCGCCGAGTCGACCGGGCGCATCTGCCGCGCCATCGAGATCGAGCCGGCCTATGTGGCGATCGCCATCTCGCGGTGGCAGGCGATGACCGGAAAGCGGGCCCGGCTGCTCTCGCGCCAGGCGTCGCCGCTTTGAAAAACAATCAAACGCGAAAAAATCAAACGTCATGCCACGAGGGGGTGCGAGGCAGGGCGCCGGCCGCAAGAAAAAGCCGGGCGGGAAGTCGAAGCCGGCCGCCAAGACGACGCTCATTGCCGCCGTCCGCGCCGCCAAGGGCCTGACGCTCCGCCTCCTCGATGAGCTCGACGCCATCACCACCCACCAGGGTGATCTCGAGGACCTGATCGAGCTCGAGACGATCGACGACGAGGATGGCGGTCGCCGGCGCGCGGCGATGCTCAAAGCCATCGGCCTGCCGTCACGCGCTGCCGTGCTCAAGCAGCTGCTCGCCGCCACCCGCGCCTGGTCCGACCTCGAGCGCCCGGCCGCCAAGCCGGCGCCAAAGGGCGATGGCGCCAAGCCGCCGGCGCAAGGCAAGAAGGCCGAACGCGCGGCTGCTGCAAAAGAGGCCAGCATTGGCAAGTTCGCGCCGCCGCCGCCGCCCCGCGGCCCGCTCAACTGAGCCGCCGGCCGCGGAGCCGGCCGGGCCGCCCTCCTGGTCGACCGCGTGCCCGGACTGGGCGGAGCGGATCGTCGCTCGCCGTTCACTGATCCCTTTCGAGCCGCTGTTTCGCGCGCAGGCCGAAGCCGCTCTCGAGGTTTTTCGAGAGCTGAAGATTGTCGACGTTGCCGGGTCGCCGACAGCGGGCGAAGTATGTCGCGAATGGATCTTCGATTTCGTCGGCGCCGTGTTCGGTGCCTATGACCACGCCGCCGGCCGCCGGCTGATCCGTAACTTTCTGCTCTCGGTCAGCAAGAAGAATTGGAAATCCGGTCTCGCCGCCGGCCTCATGGTGACCGCGCTCGTCCGCAATTGGCGACTCTCCGGCGAGTTCATCATTCTCGCCCCGACCATCGAGGTGGCGCAAAACTCGTTCAAGCCGGCGCGCGACATGATCTCCTCGTCCGAGGAGCTGTCGGCCATCCTGCATGCGCAGCCGTCGATCCGCACCATCACGCACCGCGGCACAGGCGCCACCCTCAAGGTGGTCGCGGCCGATAGCCAGACGGTCAGCGGCAAGAAGGCGATCGGCGTCCTGGTCGACGAGCTCTGGCAGTTCGGCCTGATGCACGATGCCGAAGACATGCTGCGCGAAGCGACGGGCGGCCTTGCGTCGCGTCCCGAGGGTTTCGTCATCTATCTGACCACACAGTCAGACAAGCCACCGGCCGGTATCTTCGCGAAGCGGCTGCAGTATTTTCGCAAGGTCCGCGACGGCGAGGTTGTCGACCCGCGCTCGCTGCCGGTGCTCTACGAATTTCCCGAGGCAATGCTGAAAAGCAAAGCCTATCGGGAGGAGGCGAACTGGTACGTCACCAACCCTAATCTCGGCGCCTCTGTCGATCTCGAGTTCCTGCGCGAGCGGCATGCAGTCGATGAAGTCGGCGGCGAGGCATCACTGCTCGGTTTCTACGCCAAGCACCTCAACGTCGAAGTTGGCGTCGCGCAGGCGATCGATAACTGGGCCGGGGCGCGATACTGGGACCAGAACGTCGAGCGCGTCGCGACCCTCGAGGAGCTGCTCGATCGCTGCGAGGTGGCGACCGCCGGCGCCGACGGCGGCGGCCTTGACGATCTTTACGGCTTCGCCGTCATCGGCCGCACCGCTGAAGGCCGCTGGCTCCTCTGGGCGCACGCCTGGTGCCATGCCGGCGTGCTCGAGCGCCGCAAGGAAATCGCGCCGCGGCTTCTCGACTTTCAGGCCGACGGCGACCTGACCATCGTCGCGCGCATCGGCGACGACGTCGTCCAGATCGCCGATCTGCTGCAGCAGATCCGCGATGCCGGCAAGTTTCCGGACGAAGCCGCGATCGGCGTCGACCCGGTCGGCATCGCAGCTTTGCTCGACGAGCTCGGCAACCGCGGTTTTTCGACTTCCACGGCCGACGCCGCCGGCATGATCGAGGGCGTGCCGCAAGGCTGGCAGCTGCAGGGCGCCATCAAGACCGTCGAGCGCAAGCTCGCCGGCGGCGAACTGGTCCACTCGGGCTCTCGTCTGATGGCCTGGTGCGTCGGCAACGCCAAGATCGAGCCGCGCGCCAATGGCATGCTGGTCACCAAGCAGGCCTCGGGCTTTGCCAAGATCGATCCGCTGATGGCGACGTTTAACGCCGCAGCGCTGATGTCTAAGAACCCGCAGGTCGGCGGTCGCGGTATCTTCGAGTTCTACAAGAACACGGCTGCCGCCGGCAGACCGCGTGCCGATGGGGCGCCGGCTGTCAGCAAGCAGCCAGCACAAATCGCGCTGCGCGCGCCACCCGGGACGTCGAACGTCTACGGCATCACCGGAAAGCAATATGTCGTCGCCGCCGACGGCATCGTGAGAGTCGACGAAGACGACGAGAAGCCGCTCATCGGCCAAGGCTTCGAACGCATTGTCATGGCCGAGACCTGATTCAGCGCGCTCGCGCGTTGCCGCCCTCCAACCCAACGCGCTCGCGCGCGATTTTACGAAGGAGACACCATGTCCATCACCATGATCGCGCCGGCTGGCGTATCTGGCGTCGTCAACGGCAATGCCGCCAATTATACGGTCGGGGCCGATGGCACGATTACGAACGTTGCATCGACGGACGTGCTGGCGCTGTTGCGCGCCGGGTTCCGTCTGTTCAGTACTTTCATCGACCGTGTCTTCATCTCCTCGCCGCTCCCGGCCGATCTGATTTCGATCGTCGCTGCCGTCACGCCATCGAATGTGGCGCTGACCATCGCGGCGCAGCCGCCGCATGCGCGCAAGCTGCAGATCCGCATCGTCATCGGCACGACCACGACGACGGCGATCACGGCGGGCAATCTCGCCCTGGTCGGTGTCGACCAGGACGGCAACGCGGTGAGCGAAAACATCAGCCTGATCGAGAACGCCAGCGCCACGGTCAAGAGCAAGTGGGCCTACTCGGCGCTGACTTCGGCCACCGTGTCGGGCTACGCGGCCAACGGTTCGGGCACCGGCAACACGGTCGGCATCGGCCTTTCGAACGACTTTGGGGTGCAGACTTCGCCCGGCGTCGTCGATTTCACGCTGATCAAGGCCAGCAAGACCACCAAGGTGCTGGGCACCTCGAACACCACCGTCGACGATGTCGCCTCGACCGCCACGGTCGACACCGTGGCGCGCACCATCGCATCGACCACGGCGCCCGCCAATAACGGCCTGGTCGATTACGACTTCACCTATAGCTGGGGCGCGCCGGCGTAACCGATGGGAACCGTCACGACGCCCTGCGGCTTTGCGCAGATCTTCGCTAATCGGCTCGGTGTCGGGCCGCGCATGCCGCGAAAGCAGCTGCGCGCATTTCGGCGCGAACTGAAAACCACGGCCTATCGCAAGGCCGAGCGTCGCGCCATCGCGGCCGCGGTGGCGAGCGAGAATGAAGGCGAGCCGCCGCTCGATCCGCACGTCACCGGCGGCGGTCTGCTGGCGAGCTAAGCGAGCGAGCAAATGGCGGAACGCGTGCGCGGCGCAGGGCTGCCGACCTGGGCGCTCGACCCTTTCCAGGTCAATGTCCAGTACGGCGCCAGCCAGGGTATCTCGCGCGGCACCGGAGCCGACTGGTTCGGCCCGCTTAATCCGATGGCGCCGACGGCGCCGCCGGACGTTGCCGGCCGGCGCTTCGACTTTGCGCCGGGCTATAACCTCGTCACGCGGCCGCGCGCCTATGAGCCGATCGGCTTTCCCGAGCTGCGGGCTTTTGCCGACGCCTGTGACCTGCTTCGGCTCGTCATCGAGACGCGCAAGGATCAGATGGAGCGGCAGCGCTGGACCATCAAACCGCGCGACCCGGTGCTTCGGCGTAACGCCAGCCAGCGCCCGGCCGAGATGCAGGGCCGCATCGACGCGGTCGTTGCGTTGCTCCGCCGCCCCGACGGCTTCACCAGTTGGAAGAGTTGGATTCGCGGCCTGCTCGAGGACATGTTCGTCATCGATGCGGCGACCCTTTATTGCCGGCGCACCCGCGGCGGCAAGCTCGTAGGGCTGCATCAGCTCGACGGTGCGACCATCAAGCGCGTGATCGACGATTGGGGCCGCACGCCGGTGCCGTATGTCGGTGCCGATGGCGCCAAGGTCTTTCCGCCGGCCTATCAGCAGGTGCTGAAAGGTTTGCCCGCGGTCAATTATTCGACGCGCGATATCATCTACCGGCCGCGCAACGTGCGTCCGCACAAGGTCTACGGCTATTCGCCGGTGCAGCAGATCCTGCTGACCGTGCAGATCGCGCTCCGCCGCCAGCTGTGGATGCTCGATTACTATACCGAAGGCTCGATTCCCGACGCGCTGATCGGCGCACCGATCAACTGGAACGTCACCCAGCTCAAGCAATTCCAGGACTATTTCGACGCGGAATTTTCGGGCGACCTCGGCAAGCGCCGCCGGCTGAAATTCGTGCCGGGCGACATGGGCAAGATCCAGCAGACCAGGGAGCCCGAGCAGAAAAACGTCTTCGACGAATGGCTGGCGCGCGTCATCTGTTACGCCTTTTCGGTGTCGCCGATGGCGCTGATCTCGATGATGAACCGCGCCACGGGGCAGGAGCATTCCGACCAGGCGCAGGAGGAAGGCCTCGAGCCGACCAAGGAGTGGGTCAAGGATCTCGCCGACGATGTCATCGCCGACGAGCTCGAGTCTCCCGACCTTGAACTCGCCTGGGTCGAGGAAAGCGAGACCGATCCGGTCAAGCAGAACGGCATTCTCGACAGCCGTGTTCGCTCCGGCCGCATGACCATCAACGAGGCACGCGATGCCGACGGGCTCGAGCGCTACGACGATCCGGCCGCGAATCGGCCGCTCGTGTTCACGCAGGCGCTGGGCTTCATCCCGATCGAGGCCAACATCGGTGCCGTGCCTCCGGGCCAGCGCCCACCTTCGCCGTTGAACGGTGCTCCGGAGGGTGAAGAGCCGCGGGAAGCCTCGACGAACGAAGAAGTCATCGCCTGATGGGCAAGCGGCTTGAAATCGAAGCGGCTGACAAATCGACATTCGCGGCGCCGGCGAGCTCCACCTCCGGCCCGCAATCCTACGATCTTGAAGGTTCTGGCAGCCGCACAAAACGGCGGCGCAAGCGCAAGCCTACCGGCGAGCCGGTGACGAAGGAGTCCGAGATGGACCTGCTCAATCTGTTCATTCCGATCACCAAGATCGATGCGGCCAAGCGCCTGGTCTATGGCGTCGCCACCGCGGAGAAGCCCGACGTCGCCAAGGAGATTTGCGATTACGCCTCGACCAAGCCGCTCTATCAGAAATGGTCGGACGGCTTTGCCAAGACGACGGACGGCAAGAGTCTCGGCAACCTGCGCGCCATGCACGGCAATGTTGCCGCCGGCAAGATCACCGAGATCGCGTTTAACGACGACGCCAAGCAGATCGAGGTCTGCGGCAAGGTGGTCGATGACGCCGAATGGGCCAAGGTCGAGGAGGGGGTCTATACCGGCTTTTCGCAGGGCGGCCGCTACGTCAAGCGCTGGCCCGATCCGGCCGACAGCAAATTGACGCGCTACACCGCCGAGCCGCTCGAGGTGTCACTGGTCGACAGTCCATGCCTGCCGGACGCGACCTTCTCCGTCGTCAAGGCGGACGGCACCACCGAGATGCGCAAGTTCAAGACGGTTGCGCAGCCTGCGGCGGCCGCCGCTGCGGCGTCGTCAAATCCCGAGGACGGCGACTGGGAACAGGTGTGGGTTTCCAAGCGCCTGCCGGGCAAAGAGTTCAAGGCCAAGGCTGAGCTGCGCCAGGCGCTGGTCGATCTCGACGCCGAAGAGGCGGCGAAGAAGGCGGCCGGGCCGGTGCTCGATGCGCTCGGCGCCATCAAGGCAAAGCTCGACGGCGACAGTGAGATCATCACCGCCGCGCACATCGAGACCGTCCAAAAATTCATGGCGGCAAACGTCGGCCATGAGCTGACCGCGCAGGCGCGCGCCGTATTTGAAAAGGGCGATCCGAACCAGACTGCGGAGCTGCGCAAGGAATTGCGCGAGATCATCGCGGCTATGGATGCCAAGGTTGCGCCGCAGCCGACTGCGGCCGACTTGACGAAGAAAGACTACAGCGCCGAGGAGCGCAAGCAGGGCGCCAAGGAGGGCTGGGCGAAGAAGGACGGATCCTATCCGATCAAGACGGCGGACGATGTCGCCAACGCCGTCAAGGACTGGATCCGGTCCAAGGGTTCGGCTTCCGACAAGCGCCACATCATCAAGCGCGCCAAGGCCCTCAAGGCCACCGACAAGCTGCCGTCCGACTGGTCCGGATCGACCCAGAAGGATGATGCCGGGAAGGCCGCAGGCGACGAGCTTGGCAAGCAGGCCACGCTTTATTCGATCAGCAATCTCCTGTTGCTACTCGACAGCGTTCAGCAGGCCGAGGATTACGCCGAGTCGGATTCGTGGGGGTTCGGCCCATCGGTCGAATTGCCGAAGGAACTGACCGACCGCTTTGGCACCGCACTCGTCGAACTGGGCGATATCGCCGTCGAGATGCTCGACGTGGTGCTCGGCTCGATCAAAGAAGAGGAAGCAGGCGAAGCACTTGCCGCGGCCGCCCGCATCGTCGATCTACAGAAGCTGACGCTGGCGAAGGCGGGCGCCAAGCATTCGAAGGCCGACAAGGAGCGCATCAGACAAGCGCACGACGCGCTGGCCGCGCTCGATCCCGATTGCTGCGACGCCGAAGACGGCGAGGATGACGACGCGGAAAAGCTCGCCAAACAGCTCAACGCCGAGCGTGAAGCCAACGGCAAGCTGCTCAACGACACCATCCTGCCGATGATCAAGGGACTGGCCGAGCAGCTCGATGCCGTCGGCAAGAGCGTGAAGACGATTGCCGAGCAGCCGCTGCCGATGGGGACCTCGTCGGTAACCTTGCGCGTCGTCGAGAAGACGCAAGACGGCGCGCCTGGCCGGGGCGCCGGATCCACCGAGGCACTCGAACAGCTCGCCGATCGCGCTCTCGCTGAGGCCCGCAGCGGCAAGACTGCTGCCGCTTGACGTTTCTTTTCTGACTGACCGTTTCGGCCGGGGACGGCCGCGCACTGCCCATCACCATTTCGGTTGCCGGGGACGGCGCCGCGCTGAAACCGCGCGCAAATCCGATCTGAAAATCTTGCGCGCATGCCCCAAACAAGGATCACGCACATGCACGAACAGTTTGTCGGCTTCAGCAAGCGCCTGAAGCCCGAGCTGATGAAGTCGGCCGGCTGGCTGCCTTCGCTGCCCATGGACACCACGATCGACAGCTTCCTTGCCGCCATGGACGCGGCGATGAAGACGTCGCTGCCGGCTCACCCGCTGCTGATGCAGCAGATGGACAAGTCGACCTTTGCCCAGCCCGGGTCGGCCACGTCCGGCATCAACTATTACGACCTCGAGCTCGGCGCGAAATTTCTCTATCCGGTACTCACGCCGTTGCGCAACGAGATCCCGCGCGTTTCCGGCAAGGGCGGCATCCAGGCCAACTGGCGCGCGGTGACCGGCGTCAACACCTCGGGGCTGCGCATCGGCGTCTCCGGTGGCAACCGCGGCGGCGTCCAGGCGATCTCCACGCAGGATTACACCGCGGCCTACAGGGGCATCGGCATCGAGACCTCGGTCGACTTCGAGGCGCAATATGCCGGCATGGGATTTGACGATGTGCGCGGCATTGCCGCCAAGGTCGGCCTCGAAGCCTGCATGCTCGGCGAGGAAATCCTCATCCTCGGCGGCAACGGTGCCGCGGTCGCGCTCGGCACCACGCCGACGCCGTCGCTGACCGACGTCGGCACCGGTGGCACGCTCGCCTACAACACGACCTTCAGCGTGATCGCCGTGGCACTGTCGCTTGACGGTGTGATCAATGGCAGTGTGACGGGCGGCATCCAGGCCTCGATCACCCGCACCAACGCCGACGGCTCGTCCGACACCTACGGCGGCGGCGCGGCGCAGAAATCGGCCAACGCCACCGTCACCACCGCCAACGACTCCAACAACACCCACTCGATCAAGGCGACCGTGACGGCCGTGAAGGGCGCCATGGGCTACGCCTGGTTCTGGGGCGCCTCCGGCTCCGAAGTGCTCGGCGCCATCACCACCATCAACTCGGTGCTGATCGCCGCCACTGCCGCAGGCACCCAGACCGCGGCGTCGCTGCCGTCTGCCGACTGGTCGAAGAACGGCCTGGTGTTCGACGGCCTGATCTATCAGGCGCTCAACTCCGGCTCGAACGCCTACTACGCGGCGCAGGCAACCGGCACCGCCGGCACCGGCACGCCGCTCACCTCGGACTCGGCGGGCGGCGTTGTCGAGATCGACGCGGCGCTCAAGGATCGCTGGGACAATTACCGGCTGTCGCCCGACACCATCTGGGTGAACTCGCAAGAGGCGCTCAACATCTCGAAGAAGATCGTGGCCGGCTCTTCGACGGCCGCGCAGCGCTTCGTGTTCGAGAGCGTGCAGGACGCCGTCGGCGGCGGCATCATGGTGCGCACCTATCTCAACCGGTTCTCGATGTCCGGCGCCAAGGTGCTCGACATCAAGGTGCACCCGAACATGCCGGCCGGCACCATCCTGATGACCTCGAAGTCGCTGCCGTATCCGGTGTCGAACGTCGGCAACGTCATGCAGCTGCGTACGCGCCAGGATTACTACCAGATCGAATGGCCGCTCAAAGCCCGCCGCTGGGAGTCCGGTGTCTACGCCGACGAGGTGCTGCAGCACTATTTCCCGCCCTCCATGGCGGTCATCACCAACATCGGGAACGGCTAAGCCGTTACCGGCTGCAATGCGAACGGTCCGGCTGCACCCGCAGCCGGACCAACAAAAACAACAATAGAGGCCAAGGCGTTTCGTCCAGGGATTACCGAGATCCTCTCTTCCATCACCCGAGGTGAACAATGCGATTCAAAGCTCCCAAAGGGCAGGGCGCGCCCACGCTGCGCTGCACGCCGTTGATGCCGGCGAAGGACAACACCTTTGCGGTGACCCATCCCGCCGACATCGAGGCCATGCGCGCACTTGGCTATATCGACGCCGATGCTCCTTTAGCTGCGGCCGCACCGGCGCCGGACAATACCGCGCTGCGCGGTGCGGTGCGTGCAGCTCTGAAGGCGCTCGGCACCACGGTGCCGGCCGGCGCCGGCGATGATGTCCTGGCCAAGGCGCTGGGCGATCTTCCGGCCGTGGTGGAGGCCCAGAGGCTCGCCGACGTGAAGGCCGCGGAAGAAGCGGTGCTGGCCCAGCTCGCGAACAAGAGCGACGGCAATAAGAAAAGCGACGCGGCGGCTTAAGTTTGCATCATGGCCGCATCCGATCTCGCTCAGCTTGCCGACCTCAAGGTCTGGATCGCCGGCAGTAGCGGCATCGGCACCAGTGATGATGCGCTCCTCGGGCGCCTCATCACCGACATAAGCGGCGCGATCACCGCCTATCTCGGCCGGCCGTCGCTGTTGCCGCGTGCCGTAACTGAGCGTTACGACGGCAGCGGCAAGCGCCGGCTTTACCCGCGCCAGTATCCGGTGCTGTCGATTGCCTCGCTCGTCATCGACGATGTCACGGTGCCGGCAGCGCCGGCGCCGAGCGCCGGCGGCTCATGGCTGCAATCCGGCTATCTGCTCGAGCCATGGGACGGTGCGCCGCCCGGCGGTATTCAGGCGATCGACCTCTACGGCAGCTTCGCGCTCGGCCAGCCGCGCAGCGCCTTTGTGGGCGGGCGGCAGAACATCGCCGTCACCTACACGGCCGGCTATCAGGTCACGAGCGAAGCGGCTGCCGTGCCGAGCGGCGGCGGCGATGTCGCGCCGGCGCAGCCGTATGGCCCATGGGCGAGCGACCAGGGCGTCACCTATGCCAACGGCACGCCGCTCACCGCGATCGCAACCGGCACGCCGGCGCAGGGCCAGTACCTCGCGAAACTGACGCAGTCGCCCGATGCCACGCCGCCTGCTTGGACAATCGTCTACACCTTCGCCGCGGCCGATCAGAACGAGAGCGTGCTGATCAGTTACGGCTTCATTCCCGCGGCCATCAACAATGCCTGCATCGAATGGGCCGCCGAGCGCTATCGCTATCGCACCCGCATCGGGCAATCGTCGCAGACCGTGAGCGGGCAGATGACGTCGGCCTACAGCCTCAAAGGCATGCCGGATTTCATTAAAGCTTCGCTTGATCCATTCCGCAACGTGACGCCCATTTGAGAGCGTCGATCCATGTCAGCGACCACCCGGGAGCAGATTGCCACCGCTTTGTTTGCGCTGGTCGAAGGTTCGGCGGACTTTAAGGCGACCAGCCGACGCTTCGTCCATTGGGACCAGGTCAACGAAACGCAGATGCCGTTTCTGACCATGCTCAAGACCGGCGAGCGGCGCGAGCGCCAGGACGAGGGACTGCCGATCCTCGCGCTGGAATATCACGTCCTCGTCTACACCTCGGCTGGCCTCGATCCCGATGATGTGCCGGACACGACAATGAATGCGCTGCTCGACGCGATCGATCAGGCCGTCAAACCGACCGGCGGCGACGCACTAAACGGCAACAAACAGACACTCGGCGGGCTCGTCTCGCATTGCTATCCGCTGGGCTCTGTCTTCGTCGATACCGGCGACGTCGACGGCAAGGGACTCGTCTCCATTCCTTTCGAAATCCTGATGGCCTGGTACTGAGTTCAGCCGATGGCCGACGACATCGTCAGTGTCAAGGTCAACGCCTCGCGGGTGAACCTTCGGCTCGAAGAAATGCCGGACGATGTCCGGCGCGAGCTGTTCTACGAGATCGCGATCCTTGGCGGCGAGCTCGTCGACAAGGCGCGCGCGCGCGCCGAGGAGTTGCTGCAGGTCAAGACTGGGAAATTCGTCGGCCGCATCCGGTTCGGGCTCAAGCGCAGAAAGAACAGTTTGACCGGCCGGGTGTTCTCGTCCGATCCCCGCGCCAACCTGTTCGAGTGGGGCGGCAAGACCGGCGCCCACGAAATCCTGCCTGACAAGGCGAAGGCGCTCCTGATCTCCGGCGGCAAGTTTGCCGCCCGCGTGCACCATCCTGGCGGCAAATATAAACGCTTGGAAATCATTCACGGCGCCTTCGACGAGATGAAGCCGAAGATCGTCAGCGGGCTCGAGGCGACAGTGAACGACGCTGCAGCACGAGCGAACGTGGACTGACCACCAAATCCTTTTTAGGAGCACCGACCCATGACGCAGTACTCTTTCGGCACCGGCACGCTGATCTTAAAGCGCACCGATGTGACCAATACGCAGCCGGCGCTGCTTGGCACCTTGCAGGACAACTCAGTCGATATCGACCGTAAGACCGAGACGCTGCTCGGCCAGTACAACATGGCGGTCGCGGTCGGCGCCGGCGAGTTCAAGATCTCAGGCAAGGCCAAGTTCGCGCGCCTGCAGGCGACGCAGCTCAACAACCTGCTGCTGGGGCCGAACGCGACGCAGACCACGGGCCTCAACCTGATTACTGCAACCGGCGAGAACGACACAGTCTCGACGGGCACGATCACCGTCACAAACGGCGCGACTTTCGTCGAGGACCTCGGCGTGTTCACCTCAGCCGGCGTGCAGCTGACGCCGGTCGCGTCTGGCCCGGTCGCCGGCGTGTCCTATGTACCCGGCGTCGCCAGCACCGGCACCTATACGTTCAACGCCAGCGACGACAATGTCGTCTACACGATCTACTACCGCTACACGACGGCTGGGTCCGGCAACCAGATTGCGCTCGCCAACGCGCTGCAGGGTCCGCTGCCGATCTTCGAGCTCAATTTCCAGGAAAGCTTCACCTACAACGGCGTGGCGAAGATCCTCAACATGAAGCTCAACGCGTGCTTCTCGTCGAAGCTCTCGCTGCCATTCGCCATGGGTAAGTTCAACGTTTCCGAGCTCGATTGGCAGGCAATCGCCGACGCCTCCAACAACATCGGCTACCTGAGCATGACTGAGTAAGGATCGCGCGACCGGCGTGCTGTCCGACCAATCCTGGAGCAAACCTTGAGCCTAGAACGAGACGAGGCGATTGACCTCAACACGGCGCGCGTGGTGCGCCTCGGCGGACGCGAATTCTACGTCGCGCCATTGTCGTTACGGCAGATCCTCGCCATCGCCGACCATGTGCCCGACCTTTCCGGCATCACGGCGGAAAACCTGAGTGGTGACCGGCTTATGCCACTCGTCGAGGTGCTCTGGCAGGGCTTGCGGCGCGCGCATCCAAAGCTGACCAAGGACGAATTTCTAGAGCTTCCGATCCCGCTCAGCGAGCTTGTCGCTGCGCTGCCGGTAGTCATTGAGCAGGCGGGCGGACAAAAAGTGGAACGCGCCGCGGGGGAAATTTAGGCGGCGAGCGGTTCAACGAGTTTGACTGGCAAAAGCTGGTCGCCACGCTTTGCCGCCGCCTCGGCTGGACTCGCAACCAGGTCCTCGATCAGGCGGACATGCCATTCCTTGAGGCGCTGGGCCGCGAGTGGACGGACTGCCCGCCGCTCGACGTCATGGTAGCTGCCTATCTCGGCATCAAGCCGAAGGAAAAGGCGTCGAAGGATTTTGCCGGGTTGGTGGCGATGTTTCCCGGCGGCGTGATCAGGTAGAAAGACATGGCCGGCGTTCAAGTCACCTTCGGCGCCAACATCCAGCAGCTTGTCGACGGCGTCGACTCGATCAGGGACAAACTAACCCATCTCGCCGAGGCGGTTGGCGTCGCGTTTAGCATCGAGGGCATCAAGAGCTTCACCGAGAAGATGGCCGATCTCGGCGAGCGGACCGAGATTACGGGCGCGATCCTCGGCGTGTCGAATGCTCAGGTTGTCGCGTTGTCCGGGTTTGCCGCGCTCGGCGGCGAATCTATGGAGGACATGGGGTCCCACCTTCAACGCGCCGCGCTCAATCTGCAGCGATCGACCCGTGATGGCGTAAATCCCGCGGCGCAAGCGCTGAGCGTGCTGCACATCAACGCCCGGCAGCTCATCGGTGTGCCTGCGGATGAATTTTTCCTGCGGCTGTCCGACGCCGTTTCGCAGTTCCGGCCGTCGCTCAATCTCACGACCGCCGTCACGCAGGCATTTGGCCGCGGCGTCGCCGCGCTCATGCCTCTATTGCTGCAGGGCCGCGAACGCGTTGAGGAATTTCAGCGGGCTTGGCAGCAGGCCTCGCAGGGTCTCGCTGCGGCCGTGCCCGGCATGGCCGATACACACGAAAAAATCCTGCTGCTCGATCAGAGCGCGATGAGTTTCGGCGCTCGGCTCTTTACCGTATTCAAACCGGCCATCGACGCGGTGATCACCAGCGTCACCGGATGGCTGCAGAAGATGGATGCATCGACGATTGCCCGCTTTGTCACCCAGGCGGTCGGCTATATCGAGCAGCTAGCGATTTCGACGATCGTGTTCTTCAGCGGATCGAAACAGACCGTCGACGATTTCTTGAAATCGCTGAAGGACATGTGGGCGTACATCACGTCGCCGCCCTCCGTCACCATTGACGAGGGCTCGGTTGCGTCCTGGGTGCGCGATCACCTCATAAAGCCGCTCGAGGCAGGGATTGCTCAGGCAAACGCCGTCCGGGCCGCTCTGGCGAATTCGAAGGACCGCGTCGACGCTGGTTTTGATGCGCTCGATAGCGGGATCAAGACAAAAGGAAAGACGCTCGCCGACAGCGCTCATGATGTCTTCGAACAGCTCAAAACCCAGATCGCGGCCGGCATGGCAGCACTTGGCAGCGCCGGCCCGAGTAAACTCGGCGGTCTGCTTGACGCAGGTGCCACCAATAACGCCGCAGCCTCCCAGGTTGCCGCCAATATCGAGGCCATCAACGCGATGGTCGCGGCGCAGGACCGCTATTACGCCCAGCAGGCCGAGCACATCAACGCAACGGCAAAAACGTTCGGCATCTCCGAAGCGCAAAAGACGTCGGAGCTGATTGCGCAGGTCAATACCCGCGAGGCGATGGAGACCAACGAAATTCAAATGGGCCTGCAACTGCAGGGCCTCACGCAAGCGCAGTACCAGAAATTCCAGGACGAGCTGACCAAGACCCAGCAAAAGGCGGACGCTGACCGGCAGAAGATCGAGGATCAGGCGGTCGAGGCCTATCAGAAGCAATGGGAGAGTACGCTTAACACCATCACTGGCGCATTCAATTCGCAGCTGCGAGGCTTGCTCGCCGGCACCACGACCTGGCGCCAGGCATGGCAGAAGATGCTTGGTGACATGATCATCAAGTTCATCGAGATGTGCGAGCAGGTCCTGGTGAAGTGGGTGTCCCTCGAGGCCAGCAAGACTGCCGCGACGCTGACCGGCAATGCTGCGCGCACCGCATCGGATCAGAGCGCAACCGTCTCAAGCTCGCTCGCCGACCTTGGCAATATCATGAAGTCAGTGTTTGGCTTCGCGGGCCAGACATCCGCTGCCGTCTCGGCGAACGTTGCCCCAGTCGTCGGCCCCGCCGCGCCTGCAATCGGCGCCGCGGCCGGCGCATCGGTGCTGGCGACAGCCGAGGGCTATATGGGTTCTTTCGACATCGGTAGCTGGCAGCTGCCGCGCACAGGTCTTGCTACCGTGCATCGCAACGAGATGATCGTCCCGGGATCGTTCGCCGATGGCCTGCGGGGAGCGTTGACTGGTGGCGGTCGCGGCGGCGCCGGCGGCAGCGCGGGCGTAACCCGCAGCGACATGCGCGGCATGCTGTCCGATCACCGCAATGAGATGAGCCAGATGATGGCCATGCATCGCAGCGCGATGGGTGGCCTTGAGAGCGCGATCCAGGGCCTGCAGCGAAAACTGCGGTGAGGACGGTGAGGACCAATGGCACCGCCCACGCTGCCGACGATCGCCGGACTGAGTTGGTCACGGCACAAGAAGCCTGGCTTCTCGACGCGCATCGCCACACACGTCTCCGGCCGCGAGGTGCGCGTGCCGCTGATGCAGTTTCCGCTCTACGAATTCGAGGCGGTCTATAGCGGGCTGCCGTCGTCGAACCTCTATCCGGGCCCGATGGGCTCGACTGACCTGCAGACCCTGATGGGCTTCTTCCTGCAGGCGCAGGGCCAGGCCAACACGTTCCTTTACGTCGACCCTGACGATCACGCCGTCACCGGCCAGGAAATCGCCGCCGGCGACGGCGCGACCACGCAGTTCCTGATGGCGCGTACGCTCGGCGGATGGAGCGACATTGTCAGCTGGGTGACGTCATTGACGGCGGTCTATCTCAATGGGTCGCCACTCGGGTCGGGTTTCAGCCTCACGACGCCGAACCTGCTGACGATCACGAGCCCGCCCGGCGCCGGCGTGCAGATCACGGCGGACTTCTCCTACGCGTTCGCCTGCCGCTTCCTCGACGATCAGATGGATTTCGATGAGTTCATGTCGAACCTGTGGAAGCTCGACTCGATGAAGTTCCGCAGCGTCAAGACCTGGCTCGGCGGCTGACGATGAAGCCGGCCTAATCGGCGCTGATCGCCTACATCAACACGGCCCGCGCCTCCGGCGATGTCGTGCTGCTGATGGCGGACATCTTTACCTTCGGCCTGGCGAGCGGGGTTTCGCTTTATTACACCAACGTCGACGTCGGCTTCAGCTATAACGGCAAGGTCTACCTCGCCAATTCGGTGCGGGTGAGCGGGCTCAAATACAAGGCCTCGATCGGGCTTGAGGTCGATCAGCAGCAGATCACGGTGTCGGCGCTGTCGACGGACGCCATTCCGGGCGGCGCATCGTTCCTGCAGGCGCTGCGCGACGGATCGTTTGACGGCGCGACGATCGAGCGCGACCGCGTGTTCTTCTCCGACCACATCGGCGGCACCGTGATCGGCGCTGTTACACTGTTCAAGGGACGGCTCGGCCAGATCCAGCAGATCGGGCGCACCTCGGCGAAGCTCACGGTCAATTCCGACCTGATATTGCTCGACCACGACATGCCGAGGAATATCTATCAGCCGACCTGCCTGCATACGCTTTACGATTCCGGCTGTGCGCTGTCGCGATCGAGCTTTTCGACCAACGGCACGGTCGGCGCCGGTTCGACGGCGTCGGTCATCATATGGTCGGGCGCCAGCGCCAATTATGCGCAAGGCACGATGACGTTCACGTCGGGCGACAATGACGGGGTGAGCACGACGATCGGCTCGGCCAATCCAGGTACCTCGCTGGCGCTGATCTATCCGCTCGAAGCGGTGCCGGCGCCGGGCGATACTTTCACCGTCGCGTTCGGCTGCGATCACACGCCGGCGACCTGCCAGAACAAGTTCAACAATCTGGTGAATTTTCGCGGCTTTCCGTTCGTGCCACCGCCGCAGATGGCGATTTGAGAAATGAACCGCCGATCCTTCATGGCCGGACTCATAGCGAGCCTGTTCGGTCGCCAATACGCACCAATATCGGGCGAATGCGAATGGAGCACGCATCGCCAAGCCGGTCAGCTTAACAAGTATTGGAATTTTGAGCCTCCGAACATCATCTGGACGTTCGATCCGCCGCATTACATCAAGCCGCATGTCATCAAAAACGGAAGCTGACCAGCGCGCGGCCGTCCTTGCCGAGGCGCGCAAGTGGATCAAGACGCCGTATCACAACTGCGCCGACATCAAGGGCGTCGGCGTCGATTGCGGCATGCTGCTGGTGCGCGTGTTCGTCGACACCAAGATGGTGCCTCATTTCGATCCGCGG